ATTACATTGGTCTTCAACGTATCGATAGAAATGAGGATGTTTCTCTCATTACCTATCGAGGATCTTGTTCCAAGTTCAGACCAGGTTTTTGGCACTGGTTTGATCGAGGAACAACTGATAAAGGTATTTTGGATTACCTTGAAATGTTTCACTTCAAGGCATTTCAAGACCTTTATTTTCGACATAAAGTTCTCTATGATCCTGTATTTCTTGGGATCAAGAGAGAGTCTTTTTGGGACCAAGTACCAATTTCTGATGAAGAAACTGATATTTGGGAGAACCAACATAAGCATTTTCCTCAACAATTTTGTAGTGTTGAGGATAGTTCTTATGATGTCGTTTATGGTGGTGAGATCCACTTTCTTCAACAAGAAGGTGGGAAGCTAAGAAGTATAGCTTCACCGCATCTCATTCACCAACTGGCCTTACGTTGCTTTGGTAAGGCGATCTATCGAGTTGTACAATCTCTTCCTTGGGACTGTACATTCGATCAGTTGAAGGCGGTACCGTTTGTATCCAAGGCCCTAGAAGACGGTCAACAAATTCATTCAGTTGACCTAACATGTGCAACGGATTACTTTCCGTTGGAAGTACAAATCACATGTTTACGTGCAATTTTCGGGAATGTTCCCGATATTGATCTCTTTGCTGAGATATCCAGATGTTTTTGGATTTCTCCGCTTGGAGTAGTTAGATGGAAAAGGGGCCAACCCTTGGGTTTGTTTCCAAGTTTTGGTTCTTTTACACTAACTCACGGTTTTCTTCTATGGTGGTTGAATGGCTGTAAGCATGATAATAAGTTCTTTGTTCTTGGTGATGATGTTGTCATCTTGGATAATGATCTTTTTATCCTATACAAACAGCTACTCAACCGAATGTCATGCCCGTGGTCCGAACAAAAATCCATCTCTTCAGCAAAGCTTGCTGAGTTTGCTGGAAAGATAATCACTAGTCGTGGTTACTTTGACACGATAAAGTGGAGAAAGTTATCTGATGATAACTTTCTTGATATTTGTCGGATGCTGGGGCCACGTTCACGTTTATTACTTACTAAACGTCAACGTTTTGTCTTTGATCTTGTACAACATTGTACAGGACCATTTGGTTTGAACTTCAGTTTTCCCGGTAGTAATTACGAGAAAATGGAAGAACTAACCAGACAAATGATTAAACCCTCGGACGTTGTTGTTGGCTCCCTTACGGGGCTATCTGGGTTAATTCGTAAGAACATCTACGAAAAACCTAGAGATTTTCTTGAGTATGATTTGGAAGTCATACTCAATCAAATCGCAACCTTCGACGAGAAGGTTATTCAGGTACTCCAGTCGCTTCTCCGATGGGATATCGGGAAGCTCCAAGGATCTCCAATCCTTGAAGGGTATGCTGGGATACCAGAGGTGCTCGGTAACACCGAGTTACCTCTAAGAGTAGTTACTCCTACTAGGATAACTACTCTACAGCGCTACCTCCGCATGCTGAGGCGAAGAGCCACTTGTTA